TACGACCGTTCAATACACCTGCGAAAGTGTTACCAGTGTCATCAACATTCAGGTTAGAAGACAGAGCAGGAGTGTAATCCAGAACACCAGCCATCTGAAGAGCAGAAGCTACGTCAGAAGAACAGATCAGGATGTTACCCTTACCACGCCTTGTGTCCTTAGCGATCTGGTTAGCTTCACGCTCGATTTGGAAAATCATTCCCTTAAAGCGTTCAACTGACCAACGACCGTTAGAGTCGACGTCCAGGTTAAAAGTACCAGATACTGCAGTGTTGTCTTGTGCACCAGCAGTAGCAGTGTAGTTAATTGTACGAACAACTTCTCGGTTGATTTCAGCAAGGATCTCAGCAGAGAGGATGTTAGAAAGTTCTGTCTCAGCGTCAAGGCCGTGTACTGCTTTAAGGTCTTGAGCAAGTTCCATTGTGTACTCAGCTTTCAGAGCACGTGAAACAGCTGTTACAGATACTTTTTCAATTGAGAAAGCCATTTGTTGGAAAGCATTGTTGGAGGCATCTCCAAGTGCTTCAGCTTGTGCTGTGCTCATACCAGTTGCTACAGTATAGCCGTTAGCAGAAACACGAGCTGTGGGATCAGCACCAGTCTGACCAGTAGTAACACCATCAGTAGTTGACTCATCGCGAGCAAAACCAGACAGAGTGTTACCAGCAGCTGACTTAGAAAAATCAGTGTCAGCTTCGTTGTACAGAGCTTCTGCATCACCTTGGCTAGTATAACGAGCTCGCATTGCAAAGATCAGTCCAGTAGGACCAGTCATTGGTTGAACGCCAGCAATGTCATAAGCAATTAGGTTAGGCATTGAACGACGAACCAGTGAAATAAGAACTGGGTCGAAGATATCTACGCTACCATCACCAGCTACAGATGATGAAGCACCCATAGCGTTAGCAGGTGCAGCCTCACCAAGTAGAGTAGGCATGTTGTAACCACCGGAGCCTTGTGCGGCTTCGCGTGATGCGCGTTGTTGGTTTTCTAGTAGAGTAGCGGTTACAGATCTGCGATGAGTATCTGCGATCTCAGGAAGATCGGAGTGCTCAAGAACTGGGGTCCACTTTTCGACTAGTTCTTCTGTTACGTATTGCATTGTTGTCTCCTTAACGGTGTCGATCTAGTTTTATTTATAAGTATTATTTTTTCAGTGTTCTTGAAATTGCGCCAACATAAGCTGACATCTCTGGATCACCTGAACGTGCTGTCGTTGTAACTTCTTCTTCAAGAGGCTCAGCGTCATCGAAATCGCTTACGATAGCTGTTGTTTCCTCTGTAGAAGAAAAGTAACTTTCTTTCAGCGTCTCAAGTTTGCTTGTAAAGATGCTTTCGTCCACAAAATCAACACTCTCAGCTAAAACCTTAAATTTTTCTTTTTGTGTCTCAGTTAAGGATTCTGAAGCCTCAGCGAACAGCTTAGCTTTCCTGAACTCATTAATTTCAGTCTTCATGTCTGAAGTTCTTTCGATCTCACCATTGAGGCGAGTCTCAAGCTCATCAGCACGTGCTGCTAGCTCTTCAACAACATCTACCTTGTCATCAGGGATTTCAATGTAGTGTTCGGTAAACAGGTCTTTAAGACCAGTGATGAAGCTCTCGGTAATATCGGACTTGATACCAGCTTCGACAGCCAACTGATTCTCTGCCATCCAATTCTCAACAACATAGTCAAGATATTGATCAAGCTGACTAACAGTCTCTTCTTTCAGTCTGTCCTTCTCAGCTTGAATTTCAGAATCGATTTCTACAACATACTTTTCTAGTTGCTCATTGATCTTGCCAATTACAGCAGCTTCAAATACGGTTGTAGCTTTTTCTTTAAACTCTTCAGACAGGGACTCATCACCTGAGAAAAGAGCAGCGATATCTTCGTTAATGTCTACATCGTCAGAAGTTACCTTATGTCCAGCTCGAACTACTTCAACAGATTCTTCTTGTACATCTTCGCCATCGTGTTGATTAGACTGAAGAGCTTCTAGAACGCTGTCGAAAGAACTGATGAGATCTTCTTTTCTCATAGTATTCATTCGTTCGATCATGGCTTGGATCATACCAAGTTTGGATTCTTTAACTGCAGCAGCTTTTGGTTTAACTGCAGTAGGCGCATCCTTAGGATCGTCTTCGACGTTTTTAGACTTACCAGGTGCCTTAGCCTTCTTTGCAGTAGGCGCAGGTACTTCTGATGGATCACCATAAGATGCTTTGAACTCGTCCAACTGCTCGTCGGCGACTTCTTTCATCTCTAGTTCTTTATCAGACATTTGCAGTTCTCCTTTATGGAATTTATTGCTTCTATTATTTATAAAATCAAAGTTTTGAGATGAAGTCCTCAAAGATCTTTAACTTCGCAGTGGTCAGATCTCGCGTTG